TTAAAGTATTACCTTTTTGATCTAATGCCAAATTACTTATGAAATTATTTCTTGGTTCATATCTTACAATAAAATCTAACTCTTGCTGATATTTCTCTTTTACTATCTGTTTGCAATACTCTTCTTTATATTTAAGTATTAATATATCTATATTTAATTGAGCAAGATCGTCATTATCCATTAACTCTTTTGTGGTAGTTACTTTATAAACTGGTCCAAACAATCCTTCTAATACTAACTGATGAGTTTGTGTTCCATCTAATGTTCCAGTTGTACCAATACGATATTTAGCTTCTGTACATTTTTCTAATATACTTGTAAGAGATTTTGCTTTAAAGTTATGTGCCTCATCTCCTATAACCATACCAAAACCACTAAACCAATTTGCTGGTAGTTTATATATTGATTGCCAAGTTGATATAATAACTCTCTGTTGTACTCCTATTTTTTCTCGGCCAGAATATATTCTATGACAGTTTTCTTCATGAGACCATGTATCCTTTCGAGAATAGTCTCCAAAATCAGAGTACATTTGCTCGACCAATGATGTCGTAGGTACTATAAGCAAAACGTTACCATCAAAAACATCTAGGTAATATCTTATTGCTAAATATATGATTAAACTCTTCCCAGAAGCAGTTGGTGATAACAGTAAGGATTTCTCTTTCGAAAGTGTGTGCGAGAGTCCCTCCAATTGATATTGTCTAGGTATAATATCAACTCCGTTCACAGAAAGGGACAGATTTGATAATAAGCCTTCTAGGTTAGGCTCGAGGGATGATTCGAGTGTACCATATTGTGGTGATTCTATCACTTCTAGGTTATAATCCCTCACGTCACAAAACTCACGCAAATATTTGTGAAGTCCACAGTATAATGTTTTCTTTCTACTATCAAATAATCTTATTTTGCCGTCCCACATACGATTACGATATGCTGGCATAAATTTATATCCAGGCACAAAGAATTGGAAATGCTCAGAGAGTTCCATTTCAATAGATGGGTCAGTTTGAATATTTAAGAAGACTTCATTCTTCTTTTGAATAGTAATGGTTTCCATTAGATACCGCTTACGAACTTCCGCCATTCAATCATGTTCTTTATATTTTGATGTCGCCATTTGACATTCTCTAGTATCTCTTTTAATGTTGCACATACTTCTTCTAAGTACTGTATTTTTGCTTGATGTTCTTGTATTAATGGATCAGCATCATAGTATCTATCCATATCTCCTTTTAAAACAGTAAGACCATTTAAAGGATCATAGTCCCAGCCTTTTTCATCAATCTCTTCTTTAGACATTTTACCATTATAGTGTAACCATTTGTCTTTAAGAAGAACTTTGAATTCAAGCTCAGCTTTTTTAAGTTTCATTCGATTTACAGAAAGTAATTCGAGATATTTACCGTGAAGTTTAGCGGAGTCTCTTGATGTCTCATCTAGATTCATTTCATCTATAATGGAATCAGTCTTCCACATTTCTAAGATTTGTTGCAAATTATTCATAATAATATTATACCATAGTTTTAGTGATTTGTAAAGGACTTTTTATACAAATTCAAAGTTAGTATAGTTAAATGTAATATCCATTTGGACATACTCTATACTTTCTGTCTGAGTATCAAATTCAACTGCAGACATACTTGTTGGAAACACTCCTTTAAATGCAATCTCTTTTACTACATTATTATGTGATGATAGTATTAAAAGAGTAGCATCAACCTTAAAATCTTCAGCATTATTTGTTTGAGCTAAATTGTGTATCCAATCAAAAGTTTCAACATAGTTTTCTAAATTCTCAGTTACATTAACACGTAATGTTAAATCTTCAAAAGTAAGTCTATCACCTGTAAATGCTAAATTGACTCCTCTATAAGATTGTTCAGCAGCTGTCATACTTATACCAGGTAAAGTAGCTCCTACTGCAAAATATTCTAAGTTAGGATATAACGTATCTATTTTAAATTGAAAGCCTGTAGGGCTTAAGAAATTCTTGTTTGTAGTTAATGTTGCCATACTACTATTTATACACCTTAAAATGTTAAGATAAAGAAAAGGGGTCTAAAAAGACCCCTTTAAATGAGTGATTAACTCTGGCTTACACCATGATGTCGTCAACTCTGAAGATTCTAAAGTATTGGTTAGCTCTATCAGTACCAGTACCGTTAGCAGCTACAAATGGGTTTGCGACCATTCCATACCTTGTTTTGAATCCCATTCTTGGTTGGAAATCGTTCTCACCGACCGCTTTAACCATTGTTAAAGGAACGTAAGGACAATAGAACATACCAGCATCATACGGGTTAGTTCCTCTGTATCCAACACAAACGAAGTCAACAGTAGCATACGGATCAATGTAAACTTTAACTCTTCCGTTAAGAACACCAGCAAAAGTATTACCTGTGTCATCAACATTTAAGTTAGCTGATAAAGCTGGAGTATAATCCAACATTCCAGCAGCAGCTAAAGCTGAAGCAACATCTGAAGAACAGATAACAAAGTTACCTTTTCCACGTCTTGTTTCTTTAGCAATAACGTTACATTCTCTTTCGATCTGCATGATAAGACCTTTAAATCTTTCTACCATCCATCTTCCATCTGAGTCTGTGTTAACATCAAAAATACCAGAAACAGCTGTTGAAGTTTGAAGAGCACCAATTTTAGCTTTCTTCAAGATTGTTCTAACAACTTCTCTGTTAATTTCAGCAAGAATTTCTGCTGATAGGATGTTAGCCAATTCGCCTTCAGCATCCAACCCGTGGATTGCTTTAAGGTCTTGTGCTAATTCCATTGTGTACTCAGCTTTAAGAGCTCTTGATTTAGCTGTTACAGTTGATTTCTCAATTGAAAAAGCCATCTCATTGAAAGAACCGTCGCCAGTTCCACCAACTCCCAATCTCTCTGCAGCTGATGTACCTAGACCTTCACCGAGTGTTGAAACTGTATCAGTTTCGTCTGCGATTGTGCCATCAGTATCAGCATCTGTTACACCACTTAATCCTGTTGGATCAGGCTGATGTGTACCAGTTCCTGAGAAGCCAGTATTAGCTTCATCGAATAAAGCTTCAGTACCGCCCTGAGTTGTGTATTTTGATTTCATTGCAAAGATAAGTCCTGTAGGACCACTCATTGGTTGTACACCAGCGATATCATATGCAATCAAGTTAGGCATTGCTCTACGAACTAAAGAGATTAATACTGGATCAAAAGTTCCAATATTACCACCACCAATGTTATTGGCAGCTGCTGCTTCAGAAATATAATTTCCTTGCATTTGAGCTCTTTCTTCTTGTAGGGCAATTTCCTGATTTTCTAACAAGCGAGCTGTTACAGCCTTCTTGTAGTTATCTTGGATAGATGGAGCTGACTCGTGATCGAGAACAGGACCCCATTTTTCCATTAAATTTTTATCTGCGTTAAACATTTCTGTTTCCCCTTATTTAGTGAAATTTGTTATAGCTTGTGTATATTTAGCCATTGACTCAGATACAGCTTCTTCTGAAACATTATCTTCGCCTAATAAACTATCAACCTCATCAGCTGTTTCGCTAACATCTGATTTGAAGTATGATTCTTTAACAGTTTTAACTTTCATTTCAAAAGTTTCTTTGTTATCGAATTCAATATCTTCAACTAAAGATGCTAATTTCTCAGCTTCAGTTTCTGCAAGCCCTGAAGATTGTTCTCTGACAACTTCTTGCTTTTCAAATTCTTGAACAGCAGTGTGTAGTCTGATATTATCTTCTGTGGTTTTGTTTAAAGTCTCTTCGAGTTCAGTGACTTGTTCGTTGAGGTCATCAACTAAGTCTTCTTTACCTTCAGGTACTTCGATATAGTGCTCTTTAAACACTGACTGAAGTGAAGTCATAAACTCTTCAGCAATTTCAGTCCTAAGACCTTGTTGCACTTGTAGTTCATTTTCTTTCATCCATCCTTCAACTACATAGTTAAGGTATGAATCTACCTTTTCTACGAGAGAAGATTGAACTTCTGAAACTTCTTCTTCTAAATTTTGCGCATATTCTGCTTCAAGTCTGTCAACTTCTTCGCTTAACTTACTTGTAAGTACTGCTTCGAAAATTGCAGATGCCTTGTCACGGAATCCTTCTGAAAGTGTAGCTTCTTCTTTGATGATTGCATTGATATCTTCATCAAAATCAATTGCCTCAACCTTAGCTTTCGCTTTAGGTTCTGGCATTTTGCCCTTAACAGCGTTAGCTGCGTCATCGCCTGATTTTACTGAATCTTCTTCGCCATCAATAGTTACTAACTTTGCAAACATTTTTTGCGCGTCTTCTTTCTTTGCTTTCTTAAGCATTTCGACTGCTGCTTGAATTACGCCAGCTTTAGTTTTTGGAGTTTGAACAGTTTCCTTTTTAGGTTCATGTTCTTCTTCCTCATCCTCGTGCTTGCCTTCTTCTAAAGATTCGCTTTCTTCTGATACAACTTCCTCGTCTAAAATTTCTTCATTTTCAACGAGCTCTTCTGTTGTTTCTTCTGAAACCTGCTCTTCGCTTTCAACAGTTTCAACTACTTCTTCAGCGTTATTTAAAACGTCGTCTGACATAGTATTCTCCTATGATTTTAGATTTAACTTAGAGAGGAAATTTTTAAAAGCTCTTATTTCAACTTCAGGTAAATTTTTACTTGAAGTACTTCTAATTTCAGTCTCAATTTCTTCAATATCTTGTTGACGAATTAGCCCATTATCCCATACCCATTCAACACCTTCCATAACTCCATTTACAAATGCACTTGGAGCTGAAGGGTCTTGAACAATATCTACAGTTGATAACATAAAGTCATCTCCCACGTATTGAGCGCCATTCTTCTGTACAAGACTTCCCATACCACGACTTGATACACCAAGCTTAACTCCACCTTCGAGTAGTCCTTCGACTATTTGTCCCATAGGAGTTTTCAAGATTGATGCCTTTCCTACAACATCATTTCCCTGCCAATGCAGATCTGTGATTTTGTGTGAAACTTTATCCAGGTTTACTGTTGGTCCTTCTGGATGATTTAACTCTCCAACAGCTCTTCCTGTTTTAACTTGTTCGGTTACGTATTTTTCTACAGCCTTTTCAAGACTTTCTTTTGTGTAGATACGACCATTTCTGTTCTTTTTTTCCGATTGCATAAATACGCCTTCGATAAAATAGTTCTTAGAACCATCTTTCTTAGCTTCGCAAATCGTTTCTAAATTTTGTTCTACATATTCGGTTATTAATTTCATTTAGATACCTAGTAGTTTTAGCATATCATCTGCTGCTTTTTGAGCTTCTTTTTCGTTTTTAAAGTTATTATCAAGAAGTTCTCCATCTACATAGACGGAAAATTTTGTACCTTTTTTAGCAAGTACAACTTCTTTATCTTTACGCTTACCAGCTTTGAAAGATTTAACTTTCTTTTCGCCGCCTGCAAGTTTAACTTTTTCTCTAAGCTCTACAAATGATAGCATGGATTATTATCCTTCTGTTGTTTCTTCTTCAGCTACTTTACGCTGAACCATTCCTGATGCTATTTCAATTTTCTTAGCATCAAGAGCTGCGGCCATTTTATCAGCCATAAGAGTATTAAACTCTTTATTAGCTTTTACGTTATCGCCATCATTTAAGTTTTGAATCAAATCATTTACTGCCATTTTTTTTATTCCTGTTTATATATTTATAAAAAATCATATCCTAATCAAACCGTGGATCATCTGGATCTGGCATATCATTCTCGCCAGACTTATTCTCAGCATCGATTTGTTTTTGGATTTCCTCAATTTCTTCGTCATTAAAGCGAAGAATATTTTTTCGTACCCATTCATTAGATATAAATCTACCGATATGTTCATCTAATGAACTAAGCATCTCAAACCTTTCTCTTATCATTTCTGATTGTTTTAATTCAGAAAAATAGTTATCTTCAATATAATCAAAGGCAATACTTTCTTTCCAAGTTTTCCAATCATCTCGAGTTATAATACCCTTTAATAAGAGTTGAGTTTTGAGAAGTTGCATAAACAAATCAGAGAATCTTTTTCTTAATCTGTCTATAAACTTCTTAAATTTAACTTCGTCTCTTGTAATCTCAGTTGTTCTTCCAAGACTATATTGAGCTTCTTGTTCTAAACGATTTACTGGAACATTGAGTGATTTATATAGTTTCTTTTGGAAGTATATAATATCATCTATTTGTCCAAGATTCTCGCCGCCTGGTAGCGTGGTGATTTCAGTTCCTCTTCCACCTTCTCTTCTTGGTAGGAAGAAATCTTCTAACATACTCATATGTTTTCGATCATCTTTGATATCACCAGTCTTTGCATCATATACCAATTTGTTTCTATATTGATTCATAATACCACGTAGATATTCTTCGGCTTTACCTTTAGGTAAGTTACCAACATCAATATAAAATATCCTACGTTCTGGGGCACGTGATATTCTGTATATAACCAATGAATCTTCCATCATTCGAAGTTGATTTACTGGCTTT